CCCTCTACGTTCTCGTGTTATCCGCCTAGCCCACACCCAGCCAAGTCTTCGTCCCTACCTCCTCCCGCTGTTGAAGACGGCCATTGATCCCGATGCCGTCTACCAGAAGGCTCTGGAGGACCTCACGGACGCCGCCGCGATCAGTGACGCCGTGCAGGATGTGCTGGACGGATTCAACCTGCATTACGCATCGGTGGAAGACGAGACCAAGATCCTGTCCGAGTTCCAGGTGTTGAACAAGGCCAGGGATGGTCTGCGCTATGCCCAAGAAGCACAACGGGCTCTGAAGAATCTAGCCGCCACGTTCCCCGGGGACGCCAAGTACTCCAAGGCCCTGACCGAGACCGAGAAGGTCATCGAGACGCTGGAGAAGCAGGTCAAGGCCGCGTCCACCGTCATCCGCACCTTGTCCAAGAAGCTCGCGCCGAAGGCCCTGATGGCGATGATGAAGAAGGTCGAGGCGGGGATCAAGGGGTGGCTGCATGACCCATCGAAGCTCGAAGTGTTCTACAACTGGCAGAAGGACTACCAGGGGAAGGTGTACTTCAACGGGATCATCCGGGCCAATATCCCACCAGGCCAGGGGAGGGATCGTACCATTGATCTCGTTCTGCGCGAGTACGTGACGGGGGCCCCCGGTATCACGATGGGGGTGGGTGGTTTCGATCTGAAACCAGCCTCGGTGAACGATGCCGTGGACCTGTTCATCACCTCGGCCAAGGGGTGGGACAACATCAAGGGCGAGACCGAGAGCCGGAAGGTGCGTGAGCCCGCCGCAAAGGCCATTGCTGCGGCCCTACAGGGCGTTCGCATGGGATGGGACAGCGACAATGCCACGATCAGCTCGGACTTCCGTACGGTCGAGTGGTCCTATCGTAGTGACAGTCTTCCGAAGGAAGGTGCCTACGAAATGGGCGAGTCCAGGTACTACGAGATGGTCAGGGAGGAGATCGCCCACGCCAAGAAGGCCATAGAGTCCATGCTGGCCCCCTACAAGGACAAGATCAACAAGGTGGACTTCCAGGACGGTGAGAAGTCGTGGATCTACATCACCGTGTACCTGAAGTAGCTGGTTCACTGGGCGTAATAGCCCCATGCCCCGCAAGAAGCCTGTTCTACCACCCCCCGAGAAGAAGCACCTGTACCTGGCATACCAGGAGACCCATACGGGTGGCGAGCCCGAATCCGACGAACAATGGTCCAGCCGGTCGCCAGGATACCTCATGGTGTCTTTCACGGGTCTGGGACGGGAGAAGACCCCGCACGACGGGTTCTTCCCCTCGTCAAACGAACATGAGGTCGAGGTATCGGACGAAGTGTACGCCTCGTGTGAGGTCTATCTGGTCATCCCGCGCTATAGGGACGGGGACAGCTTCGGGACGACCCATGGGCACTGGACGGTATGGGCTGCGGTCACGTCTGAGGAAGAAGCCCTGCGGATCGCGGAAGATGCCAACAAGACCGACAACCCCTACCGGAGGGATCGGACGCCTGGCCCCTACCGTCCGTGGGAAGGGTACTTTGCCAGGCTGGAAAATGTGGAAATTCACCACTTCCGGGTCGGGAAGTCGGGGCATATCATCCGGCACTAGGGGATAGATCCTACCCCCCGGGGCGTAACGTGGGGACGATGGAACAGACCGACGGGTTGTTCGACTTTCTGGAGGGGGCGTCTGCGCTGAAGGTGGACCCGAAGCCGTGGATGACCACGGGGGAGTTCCACCTCATCCGAGCCACGAACGAGACCCTTCCCAAGATCATCGATGACTGCATCGCCAGCGGGCTGTACGCCCTAGACCTGGAGACCACTGGTCTCGACAACCGGGTCTTCGACGGCGAGACAGTGGCGAAGATCGTCGGGTGTTGCCTCAGTCCCGATGGGAAGTACGGGTACTACATCCCGCTCAGACACAGGACCAACATCGAGGCGAACGTGTCTTGGTCCCTGTTCAAGCGGGAGATGCTGAGATTGATCAACAGTCCAGCCCGTGCCATCTTTCACAACGGCAAGTTCGATCAGGAATTTCTCCAGTTCTGCGGGGGTGACCCCATCGGGGAGTGGGACGACCCCAAGAGGTGGGAGGACACTCTCATTCTTGCCGCCCTGCGGGACACGTCCATCAAGCAGCGGAACCTGAAAATCACGGCCAAGAACGAGCTCGGGATGGAGATGATCGAGCTCCAAGAGCTGTTCCCTGAAGACAAGCGCAAGGGGGGACACCTGGACTTCAGTGAGCTCGATCCTACCTGGGAGCCTGTGACGTGGTACGGGGCGTCGGATGCCATCTGCACATGGAACCTGTTCCCGAAGTTCTACGAAGCCGTGGTGAACCCCAACGACGGGGTGAAAGGCCAAGGATTCATCTACTTCATCGAGAAGCTCTGTGTGTCTGCGACCCGATGGATGGAACGAGCCCGGGTGAAGACCGATCAGAACAAGGCCCGGGAACTCATCCGTATCGGGCAGCGCGAGTGGTTCTCGGTGCTGGAGGATGTCTACGATGGGGCATCATCGGTCGTGGGGAGGGACATCAGACCGGGTTACTACCGCATCCTTCGTGGGGCCGATAAGAGTCTGGAGAAGCTCAAGTTCGACACGGAACAGGTGTCCCCGTCCTACATGGAGCGGGTGGACATCGCTCGGGCTGCATCCATCAAGACCCACATGGACCCGATGGGGGACAAGAAGGGGAAAGTCTCCACGGTCACGAAGCGAGTGGCGTCCCTGACGGTGAAGGGTGTGACCGAAGACGTGGAATTCCCGGTTGTGTACGACGTGCTGTCGGCACAACAGCTCGGGTCGCTTCTGCGGGAATGCAAGGTACCAGGCCTGAAGGTCACCGAGAAATCAGGTCAGGTGGCTACTTCACAGGATGATCTGGAAGAGGTGCTTGAAAGCGCCGGGGACAAGTTCCCTTTCGCCAAGAAGATCAAGCGATTTCGCGAGGTCTCGAAGGCATTGTCCACCTACCTCATCCCGATTATCGAGGACTGCCATTCGGACCACACCCTTCGGGCGCACTTCAACGGGCAGGCGACTGAAACAGGCCGGTTCAACGCTCCTTCGTCCAAGAACCCCTCGGTGGACGGCGGGACCAGGCTTCCTTTCCACGGGCTCCCGGCAACCTACGACCCCGACCGCCCGGAGTGCCTGGCCCGCATCCGGGAGATCATCATCGCCCGGGAGGGGAAGTTCATCGTAGCCATCGACTTCTCGGGTGTTGAGCTTCGCATCGTCACCAACCTGTCCGGTGAGCCCAAGTGGTTGAGAGAATTCTTCCATTGTTCGGGCTGCGACTTCATATTCCCGATGCCTTGCCAGGACAATCCTACTCCATCGGCCCCACCACCGTTCTGTCCCCAGTGCGGGTCAGATAAGATCGGGGACCTGCACACCCTGACGGCCCTGTCTATCTATGGGGAGGATTCCATCAAGAAGCTCGAATGGAAGCAACTTCGAGCGAACGGAAAATCCACGAATTTCGCCCTGGTATACGGAGGGGGAGGGAACGCCGTGGTGGCCGCCACGGGATGTGACAAGAACGAGGGGTGGCGCATCAAAGAACAGTACGACAAGACCTACCATGTTCTAGCTCAGTGGTGGAAGAGCCAGGTCAAGTTCGTCAAGGAGCACAAGTTCGTCGTAACCGCCTTCGGTCGGAGGTACCACCTCCCCGACATCACCCATGAACTTGGCGGGTTCCGGGCGAAGGCCGAGCGCAACGCGGTTAATGGTCCGGTACAGGGGACATCAGCGGACATCACGAAGATCTCGATGGGCCTGATCTATCGTGAGTGCAAGAAGCGCGGGTGGCTCGACAAGGCCCACATGCTGTTGACGGTCCATGACGAACTCGTGTTCGAGATCGACAAAGACATCATCGAAGAGGCCTGTGACACCTTCATGGGGATCATGTGCCGGAACGACATCCTTCTTCGTCTGGGGTGGGCTGTGCCCCTCACGTCCGACATCGAGATCGGTCACGACTGGACGGTGCCGTGGAACCTACACAAGATCCGCCACAAGGGTAAGTGCCCACCGGAGCTTGACGGTTGCATCAAGGGCATCGGGACGAAGGACAAGGACGAACCCCCGAAGGGCGGGGACGGCGGAAGTGGCGCAGGGAAGGCAGACACACCTGAGCGGGTCTACAAGCTGAAGGGCCTGACCCTGGGTGAGGTAGAGGCACTAGCCCAGATGATCCACGAGGGGTTGAAGACCCCAAAAGCCAAGCTCAGGGTGGTCGGCCCTAACGACGAGGACCTGACCTCGATGCTGTCCGCCGTATGGGGTGGTAGACTACCGATGGTGGGCGACGCATGAACGACATAGACGACCAGCGAGTGCACCAACTAGAGGAACAGGTCAAACTGCTGGCCAGTACCCTGGCCGAAACCGACCGCAAGGTGGACAACCTGGTGACCGTGTGCTCCGCCGTAGCGGATGACACCCTCCGCATGTGCTTCATCCTTGATGAGCTCAACAGAGTGGGGGTGATGCCCACGCTGCCCTGGGACCTGGCGACCGTCCTGGTGGAGCTTCACCATGCCATACAGGCCGAGAAGAATGGGGACAAGGACCTCGACGGGACTCCGATGGCGAATCGGATCGCGGAATTGAAGCGGGAGATCTTGTTCCTGCGGGGCGAGTACCAGCGGTCCATGACCGCAGCGGAGGAAGACAAGGTGCCTGATGAAGAGCAACCTCCTGGATGATTGCAACGACCAGCGGGTACCCCCCAAGGAGTTCACCGAGACCTTCTGTAAACGATGCCGGAATCACGACTGCACGAACGCCGGGTGGAGCAGATCCTCATTCGAGGAGCGGGTACGGACCCAGGTGGACCGGCTGTTGGTGAATCCCCACCAGGCCCGTCCTGAAGATACCCGTTTTGACCTTTTCCGGGCGATGCACTTCGTGGAGATCCCTGCCGATGTCGCCATGTCTCGCCTGGCTGATCCGTGGGCCGGGCCCCAGGTCCACCTGGCGATCCCCCCTACGTCGGTAGCAACCAACCAGGTGGTCGAGGAAGCCGTATCGAAGCTGGCCGAATCCCATGGGCGGAAACCACCAGAGCCCCAACCACAACCGGCACAGGAGCCTGTGCCTGCGGAACCCCCAACGGCCATCAACACCGAGTTTCCTGATGGCGGGGTGATGATAGGTGGTGGTCCGATCCCACCGTCATCGGAACTGAAAGCAGACCCATGGGCTCCGAAGCCCAAGGATAACGTCGTCCCTCGCGGGACGAAGATCAGGATGGGCGGATGATCCAGTCGATCATGGCGATTATCCACAAGGCGGCAAGCCACGGAGGTCGGGCAGTGATCCTGGTCCCCGAGGCGGCCTACAAGGATGCGTTGAACGCACTGATGTGCGTGTACGAGGACAACATGGGGAGGTCAGCCAAGCAGCCTGATGGCACCCTGGTGTCAGTCCTGACTCCCTCGGGGGACGTGTCCGAGGTGCAGGGGGGGTTCTATCTGTACCTGGCCGGATGGGGCCTGGCGACCCTGAGGGACGAGCGGGGAATGCTGGCATGGGTGAACAAGGCCATCCAGGTTTTCACCGAGATGTCCATGTAGACATCGCTTCCATGCCGATAGGTACGGTATCAGCATGGCGGACAACTGGTGGATCGACAATCAGGGACGGAACAATCTGGCAGGCATCCCGGGTGACCCGGACAATCCTGCAATACTGCCGGATGATGTGATTATCGACATCCTCATCAACATCCCGGTGGCCAAGCAGGACTTCCAGAACATGCTGCCCTACCTGACGGGGGCCGAGCAGGCGCGGTTGAACGCGCTGGTGCTACGGAACCCGTTGACCCTGCAACCCTTCCCCTTCGATGACCAGCAGGCAGCGGACACCTTCATGGGGGGCCAGAACGTCCCTGGCGTCCACGATCCGAACAACCGGAGGCGGAAGTGAAAGCACTGATCGTATTCCTGATGGCGGCTGGATGTGCGTCATCGGTCGTCCGGGATCGGGCGACTTACGTTGCAGAGGTGGCTTTCACGGACCACATGATCCGTGATGGTGCCCCGGCGGTACGGGACTTCGTGGCCACACACTGTGCTTGTACTGACAACACCTGGCGGGCGACCGGCCAGGGGGCCACGAACGAGCAGTGTGGTGTCTACGTGAACTGGTGGATGGTCTACACTGCGAGATGGCAGTGGCATCACGACATGATGCTGTTCAACGCCAGGGTGACGAACGTGAGGCCCCCAGCGGCATCGCCCATCCCTGCGGTAACGTGTGACCTCCCACGGAGCAGCCCATGAACGAGCACGCAGTCGAACTGGTGAACCAAGCCGTAAGCCGCCTGCGAAGCCTCCGCAATGAGGCCAGTGAGCCATGGGAGAAAGCCGTGATCGACGCTGGCTTGTCGGTCCTGGCTCGCGGTGGGACTGAAGCGGTGCAGCAACTGGTGTCCATGATCGAGCGGAAGGACTCAGCACAGCTCATCTCGACCGGCCTACCCCTGCGGGAGTCCAGCGACCTCCTGGTCGCACTCCAGAACGGTGAGGCTGATCGGGTGAAGCGGACCAAGGAACTGCTTGAGAAGGTGTGGGCGATGGCGAAGATCGTGGCGGAGGATTTGCTGAAGATCGCTCTCGGGAGTGCCGCATGAAGGGGGCGATCAATCGGTATCTGGCTGAGAAGAGATACGGATTCATCACCCCGGATGATGAATCCGAACAGGTGTTCTTCCACCAATCGGTGTTCGAGACCGGTGTGGAGGGGCCCCCGCCCATCACCGGGGAGCCAGTCGAGTATGCCATCGGGGAGACCACCAGAGCCACATCGGTCCATCGGATGGTGATCCCGGTCCATCACACTGGTGGGGTGAGGAGCTACGATCCCGTGAAGGGTTACGGGTTCATCCAGACGGCGGGCAGCCAGTTCTACATGCACAAGTCCGAGATCATCGGGGGGATCATCCCGGTGATCGGCTCGAAGGTGGACTTCTATACGTCGGGCAACCCGATCCCAGGAAAGTCTCCTCGGGCCTGCTACGTGTCGGTGCTCCAATGAGTGATGACAGCAACCCCTTCGGCGGGAAGAACCCGCACAGCATGTACACCCCGATGTCCGAGACCGAGCAGGAGTTCGTGTCCCGGCTGGCCGAAAAGGGGGACCTCCAGGTGAAGATCCATGGGTGGGGCATCGTCCCGAATCCCACGGTCACCATTGGAGACCTCCGGGTGGTGATCCCGATGACGTTGCGGTTCGACCGGCCCGAGGTGCCTATCCCGGTCCACCAATTCGACCTGGAACTCCTCACTGGATCAGGTGTGTCGCTGTTCCGCGAGACCCAGCCCACGGAGTATGGCGGCCAGCCCATCCTGGTGGGCTCGGGGACCGAGATCCAGATGGTATGGGACATTGCCGTCAAGGTGATGGACCCGAAGCTGGTGAAGATGTACTTGCCCAGTGCCACGGGGCTCACGTCTCGGCTGATCGACAAGGACACCGGAGACCTGACCCTCACTGGCAACATGAACCTGGGCACCAACCAGAAACGGCTTCTCCAGTTGATCCGTGTAGGCGAGGCCAGGGTCAAGGCAGGGAAGACGAACAAACCCCCCCGGTAGCCTACCTATACCTTGCCTCGGGGTATGAACAGCCTCGTAGGCCGCGTCGCTGCGCGTTTTCTGTCCGCTGTCACTCCCCTTCCTGCTGAGGACATCGAACCCCCCTCGCCTGGGGAGCAGATCAAGCACCTGTCTCTCCCGGGGCTGACGCCCTACGAGACGTGGCTTGATCTCAACAAGGTCCTCAAGAAGCCCCAGTGGCGGACGTTGACCTTCACCATGGAGACCAAGCTCCGCAAGGGGATGGGGCTGGGCCTCACATCACCGGCCTGGCAGTTCTTCCGCCTGGCGGACCATGTGCTCCACATGTCCCTTGGGGCCCCCCGCGAGGACCTGTTCCAGCAGTTCAAGATGTCCAGCACCAGGCTGGCTAGAGTAGTGCTGGACAAGTTCGGGGATGTGGTGGGTGCCGAGGTCGCCGGAGCCATTCACAACTTCGTGGCGGAGAACCGCTCCAACTTGATGCGGATCGTCAACCCCAAGATCAATGGAGTTCCATTCACTCAGATCGGAATGGGGGTCTCCCAGGTCGTGGAGAAGATTGCCAAGGCGATGGATGTCCAGGCGGGGTCCATGATCAAGCCCATGGGGTCTGGCAAATGGCCGCAGATCCGGCTGCTGACCCGGAAGGAGAACGAACTCCAGAAGCTCCAGGAGAACAACCCCGAGTTGTATCAGGAGATCAAGCAGCGGGCCGATGCCCTGACTCCCGATGAGCAACTCGAACAGAGCGGCCTGGTTCGGACGACCGTATCCATCGATGGTGTCCCCGTCCCGGCTGGAGTAGACCCGGTGACTGGGGAGCGGTTTTTCTTCCCTGTGTCACAGCCTCCTGTGGAGGCGACGGCCCCCACCTACTACGACAGGGCGGCGCTTGAAGCCCAGAACGAACTGGGGCGTCTTCGGGATGAAGACGCCAAGTACAAGCAGTTCACCGAGGTGTACCAGGAGAAGAAGCGCCTGAACCTCATCACCCCTGATGATGAGGCAGATGCAAGCAACAAGGAACAGGATGCCCAGGCTCGGGAAGACCAGAAGGACATGCTGTCCGAGATGCTGAAGACTCGCCGGTCGGTCAACGTGGTGTCCGAAGCGGACTACCGCCGGGATCGAGCGAAGTATCTGCGGTCGAAGGGCGTACTGCTGACCGAGTTTGCTCCCATGACCACCTTCAAGAAGAAGGTCGAAGACGGCAAGGTGGTCACGGACAAGGACGGGCAACCCGTGTGGCAGGCCGAACCTGTCCGCAATCCAAATGCCCTGGTCATCGATGGGGCCCGTAGGATCGACCCACTCGACTTCGTGGAGGACTGGGACAAGGAGCCCGCGCCCGAGGCCGAGGTCAAGCCGGAAGGCGAAGCCAAGCCGGAAGGCGATAAGGGCAAGAAGCCCAAGGGGAAGACCTGGAACGACGTGCTCAAGGACGTGCGGATCTTCCCGGAGATGCGGAGGGATGGAACCCCCAACGAGGTTCAGTACCGTGCCCTGACTGACAACAAGGCCGACATCGAGGGCACGCGCGTCTATCCGGTGCGCGAGGATGCCAACGGTGAGCTGGTCATCATCGAGGGTCGGTTCCAGGGGTTCCACCTGGACGACATGGTGAACGCCGCCGGACGCCTGGTCGAAGGCGCAGCCTACGACCTGAATGATGAGGGCATCCCCGTCGAGTTCGATGCCTTGGATGAGAAGGGCAACCTGGCGCTCAATGCGGTCAACAAGGAGCCCTATTGCACCCTGGACTCGCAGGGCCGGTTCCTGCTGAAGATCCCGATGGTACGGGGTGGCCGGGGTGGAGATCCCTTCCGCATGGCCCGCGAGCGGCTGGCGGCGAAGGCATCGAAGCGTCCATTCACCCCGCTCGACAGGGAAGGCAAGCCTCAGATCGATGATAAGACGGGCAAACGCAAGAGGAATCCCGGGTGGACGCGCGGGACCATCCTGGAGCTTCCGATGCGCTGGGGGGAGGGCCGCACCCTGTTCACCTTCGAGGCAAAGGACTTCGCTACGGTTCGCGCCTCCGTGGGCGGATTCTGCATGTCGGCTGCCGCTGCGGAGAAACTCCGAGAGTACAACTCCCAGTTGGCCCGTCAGGAAGCTGCCCTCAAGAAGGAGAATCTTGACCCCTTCGATCTGTACAAGCTCGGGGGATTCAACACCCAGCTCAAGATCGACCCGAAGACGGGCGAGCCCACCGATCCCCCGGTGCTGACCAAGGACCTCATGTCGAAGCAGAAGGAAGCCCTGGCGTGGGTCGAAGCGAAGGGCTACAAAGGCCTGGCGGCTCTCGACACGGGTGTGGGCAAAACCCTACTGACCATCGCCACGATCAAGAAGATGATCCGTGACGGGGCGGCCGGGGACCTGAAGTTCCTGTACGTCTGCCCGAGGCACCTCCTGAACAACTTCGTCAGCGAGATGAAGGCGTGGCTGACCAAGGAAGCCAACGAAGATATGGCTCCGAGGGTCGTCCAGATGTCCTACGAGGACTTCGCCTTCGAGGTGATGGGCGGTGAACGCAACACCATGGCACCCAAGGAGGGCAGTGGGGTCAAACGGCGCGTGAAGAATTCCGAGACCGGCTTGATGGAGTACCATGAGGATGAGACCACACGGAAGCTGGTGAACGTGCGCGAGGCCGTTCCAGAGCTGGACAAGGATGGCAAGACCATCCCCGTACTGGACGCTGGTGGCAATCCTGTACTGGATGACAAGGGCAGGCCCCGGATCAAGCTCATTCAGCGCACTGACGACAAGGGGAACCCGCTGTTCGACAGCAAGGGGGGCCCCGTCTACAAGATGCGGAACAAGAAGGAGTCCAAGGGCCGGAACTTGGCCTTTGCGAAGCAGTTCGCTGCCATCTTCTTCGATGAGGCCCACTACCTGACCCAGGCTGGTGAGAACTCCCAGGTCAGCCAGGCTGCCCAGCTCATCAACCATCCCCGGAAGATCCTCCTGACGGCTTCCCCGATGGACGACGACCCCGACGCCCTGTACACAAGCGTTGCCATCACCAACAACCAGATCGTCTCCAGTGGGTGGGATCGGGACCCTGTCACCGGGGAGGCGGTCGAGGTCAAGGGTAAGAAGATCTCGCAGGCCAGGAAGGAACTGATGGCGTTCCGTCGTAGGTTCTGCGTCCGGGTGGCCGGACGTACCCTGGGCATCAAGTCCGACAACGAGGCTGATCCGACAGCACGACAGGACTTCGACGCATGGGCGAAGGACGGGATGTACTTCGCTGACAAGCGGACCATCGGGGTCGAGGGCACCAGCGAGTACGAGCAGACGTTGAAGCTGCCAGGGAAGATGGACCCTGAGACCGTGTGCTTGAACATGCACCCGGACATCGAGGAAGCCTACCGGGCGACGGCCATGGAGGTCGCCAACATCCTGAAGGCCCTGGTGAAGGTCTTCAAGATGACCCCCGAGGAGTTGCGCCAGACCGGCAGGGGACGGAGCAAGGCGCTGACCGAGGCGGAGAAGGCACTGACGACCAACTATGAATCCAAGCTCAAGAAACACATCAAGCTCCTGGAGCAGCTCGTCAACTACCCCGAGGAAGTACGGAACCCGGACGGGACGTACCGCTTCGAGAAGATCCTCTCGGATGACCCCAGGGACATCCTGAGCCCGAAGATCAAGAAGGCCCTGGAGGTCGTCCGCGACCACATCGGCAAGAAGCGGGTGGTGCTGTTCACGGACGACCCCAAGATGGCCAAGAAGACCGGCATGGCCCTTGTGAACAACCTGTCCGGCTGCCGTGTGGCGGTGGCCCTGAAGGATCGCATCACGGTCTTCGAGGCCCGGCCTGCATTGCCCGCAGGGGAACAGCCGACCGTCAAGACAGGGGCCGAAGATGCCCCTGTGAAACCCACGGCGAAGGTCCACCGGCCCGAGGTCTACACCAGTAGGGAGTCCTACAAGACCAAGGACGGCGCGGATGTTACGCCGGACAAGTGGGCGTCACACGTACTGGAGGAGATCGTCTCCAAGGACCCGACGATCCAGGCCCTGGTGCTGACCAAGGATTATGCCCTCGGGCAGAACCTCCAGTCGTTCGGCACAGTGGTGCATCTCGACCGGGACACCTTCTCCAACGAGATGATGAAGCAGCGGCTCGCCCGCGTGTGGCGTACCAATCAGAAATCCCAGGTGGACGAGTACATGCTCGACGTGACCTACTCGGCTCCTGGCAAGGACGACTACACCCTGGATCAGGTGCGAAGCATCATCCAGTCCTCACAGGAGAACCTGTTCGAGGACATCGTCATGGACTCGCGCATGGCGGTCATCGGTGAGGACTGGAAGACGATGAAGGAGACCCAGGCCAGCATGGTGGAGGTGAACCGGCAGATGCTCGAACTGATGTTCGCCCCCTACCCCGAAGCCCTGGGGGACTACAAGCTCCAGCAGGCGAACCTGGCGCAGAAGATGAAGGGCACCGTGGACAAGGGGAAGCTGCCTCCAGCGGCCCCGCTCCCCACCAGGTTCGCTCAGTAGGCCCCAGCACAACCACAGGGATGTAAGGTACGAACATGGCTGACATCAACCTTGACGAGTTCATGGGTGAGGTTCCCGACGAGGAGAACCCCGAGGACGCCGATGCCACCAGTGACGACGCCGGGGAAGCCCCCGTCACGATGGATGACTGGCGGAAGTACGTGTCGGGCATCAAGGACGACGAGGAGTTGTACCAGACCGCCCTGGCTGTCGGGCGCATGAAGTTCAACGACAAGCTCATGGCTGAGGGCTACAGCTCCGAGGACATCGCATCCATCCGTGCGATGATCGCCCAGAAGATGGCTGAAGTTGAGCTCGCCCCGCCTGGTCGGACCTCAGGCAACATGATCGACTACCGTCGCCTGGCCCATTTCGACTTCTAGTCTATCATCTCCGGTGGGTAGTCATGCCCGCCAACCTGTTCATCCGCTGCATCCACACTGGGGTCTACACGGACGGTCGCCCCAATGTGGCATCGGTTTTCCTGACCGACATTGACACTGGGGCTGAGTTCCAGTGGCGGAAGACCACCCAGTATGTTCCCCCCAGGGGATTCATCGACATCCCTATCTCGGACAAGAACCTGCACTCGTTCTACCACGGGGGCATCGCCGGGTTCGTAGCCAAGAACATCCTTCGGGCCTACATCTTCTTCCAGCCCGAGATCTGCAACAACTTCACCCGCCCCCCGGCTATCATCTATCCAATGGGCAGTTTCATCTGGAATACAGATGACAATGCCTACAATTACTCGGACGGTCAGTTCTGGTACGATGGCATGGGGAACCTGACCTGATCCCTAACCGTTCTATCCTCCCCTTGTCCGTGTGAACAGGTCTGCCTGCATCATTGCTGCGGGTGTGTGGGGCGGTAAGCGGTCCCTGCTGAAGAACCGCGACCGCAAGTACACCCCGAAAGTCGTGATCGTTCACGAGATCCTCGACGGCACCGAGGTCGCTTATATGTGCGACAAGGTGACGAACTGGTGCGAGGGGCTGAACGAGTACGGCATCGGAATCGTCAACGCTGCTCTGGCTGTGGGGCTGGACGAGGCAGAGGGTACGGACGAACGCCACGAGACCCACAACAAGTCCGACGATGGCGCGCGGGTGCTGAAGGCTCTGGCCTGCAAGACTCTGGACGATGCCATCAAAGCCGTCTGCGAGTACAAGGACGGTCTGGAGGGGCACACCTTCGTATCCAACCCGAAAAGAGCCGTGTCGATTGAGCTCGTCGGGAAGGATTGTGTGGTCAAGGACCTGGACCCTGACGACATCCATGTTCGGACCAACCACGGACGAGACACCGGGGGCACAGGGTACACGGACGGTGAAGGCTACCTGGCATCCGCTGCCCGGAAGGAAAAGGCCATCCAGATCCTTCGGCAGAGCAAGAAGCCCACGGACCTTGGACCGGACCTGATGGCGAATAGGTCCGAGGAGGAACCTCATACGCTCAACGACCCTGTGCGGGACGCCAAGAAGATGAAGACCACTTCCCAGATGGTGGTGAACATCACCGATCGGGAGCTGGACTTCTTCGTGATCCCCGACAAGATGGAATACAAGGGCGTAGAGAACAAGCTGCCCAAGGGCTACAAAGCCAAGGTCAAGATCCGGGTGTTCGGCTACCAGGACGACGGCGCGAAACTGTCGGAGCTGGACCAGGCTACAGGGAAACCGAAGGGCCGGGCCAGGAAAGTGTCAGCGGACCCTCGTTCTCTACTTTTCAAGCCCGATATCACCGCAGACGAATTCCAGGTGCTGTTGCGGTGGTTGCGGGACATGGGCCAGGCCCGGGACCACATCGGGATCGACTACGACCGCTTTGCGGACTGGCTGAACACGTCATTCGGGTACGAGACCCCCCGGAGCACGTTCACTCCGCAGCAATACCGCACCTACTACGACTGGTTTCTGCGGAGCCTGGCACCCCCGGCGGTGGTTGCGGCCAGGGCCAATGCAGCGTCAACCGACGTGTGTTCGCCCATCCAGGGGCACGTTGTCTACTCGGGCCTGGTGGGTGACGGACAGATTGAACTCAAGGATGGTTCGGCAAACATCCTTGAAGCTCTCCGGCACCGGGAGCCAGACCTGGCGAGCCACGAGTTCGTCAAGTTCAATCTGGATGTCCACGACTACCATCACATCCATTCCCCGGTGGACGGCAAAGTCAGCGACATCCACTACTTCGATGAAGGCACCGACCCGTTCGGCCACAACAACGCCATGGTCATCGAGATCGATACGGCGTTCGGCCGGGTGTTCGTGTGTTGCATCGGGGAACTCACCGTGCAGTCCATCCACCACGAGGTTCATCCCGGGGACACCGTGCGGAAGGTGGACAGGCTGGGATGGTTCTGGTGGGGATCGATGATGCTTGTGGTCTTCCCATCTGGGCTTCGTATCGAGGCCATGCCCGACCAGTCGGTTTTCGTCGGAGATTACATCGCCATGCTGGAACAACGGCGCGTACAGGCCGGGTCACACGAGAAGTCCATCGCCCTGATGAAGTTTCTCTCCCGTGTAGCGATTGGGAACGGGGCAGCCCACCACATTTACATCACGGGGGGTGCGGTGCGGGACTTCCTTCTGGGCATCCCCCCGAAAGATATTGACGTGGTAGTGGACTCGGTATCTCTCGGTAGAGGGCGGGACTCCGAGTGGTTTGCGAAGAAGGTCATCGAGGCCATCCCGGTCCCGGCAAATCTGACGACCAACCAGTACGGTGTCGCCATTGTCACGGTGAAGGGGGAGTGGCTCCTCGACGGAATCAACATGCAGGGCGATGTCATTGAGATCGCCAACGCCCGCAAGGAGTCTTACGAAGGTGTGGGCGGCAAGGGCAAGGGTTACAAGCCGACCGATGTGGTGCCAGCGACCATCGAAGAGGACATGTTCCGGCGGGAGTTCACCTTCAATGCCCTTCTGTGGCGACTACTGGACCTGACGGAAGGACCGGAGAAGGCTGAAGTCATCGACATCACTGGGCTTGGGAGGCAGCACCTACAGGAGAAGCTGATATCCACCCCGATGAACCCCGACAAGACCTTCGGGGACGACCCCACCCGGCAGCTCAGGATCATCAAGTTCCTCCTGCGCTACGACCTGAAGATCGCACCGGAGGTGGTCGCATCGGTCAAGCGCAACGCCCACAAGCTGAAGACCATGCCGTGGGAGGCCGTGGGGAACATCCTGGTGGACAACATCCTGGCGTCTCCAAAGGCATCCCAGGGACTGAAGGTGATGAAGTCCCTGGGCATCCTTGATGTCCTTGTCGAGATGATCCAGGAGAACAAGTCGTTCGAGGCGTTCCTGACCAGGCAACTGGCATCAGGGAACCACTCGGTAGGGCTCCTGCTGGAGCTGGCCGACCTTGGCATCGCAGGGAGGGTGATCACCTTCCTGTCCCCGGAACAGCGTGGCCGCTTCCGTGATGTCACCACAGGGATGTCTGACCCTGAAGCCAAGAGGTACCTTGAAGCCCTGCGGAAGCCCCCTGTGGACAGTCTAGCACTGATCCAGGAGTTCAATCTCCAGGGCAGCGAGCGTGGTGTGATGACCCCCATGGCCCGGGACCTGATCCTTGAAGACCCGGACCTTGCGACCAACAGCGTGAAGCTCAACGACCTCTTGCGGGAGCGGCTTCGCCCGATGGCCAGGACGGCTGACCTGACTCCCCCACGGGGTGTCAATCGGATCGTGGACCTGATCTGGGATGACCTTTGCGTCAAAGAAGGTCTCAGTTGTTCGGAAAAGGAAGACTCGCCTGCCATGTCCTGTGGAGTCCCCATGAACACATCTGCAAGCCGTATCGCTACCTTGTACCTTCAGGCCATGGAACCCATGGAGGTGATTCTTCGTGATGTGGATACCCTCGAAGCCCTGGTAGCAGACATCCAGGTGGTGCTCGATACTTTCGAGAACACCGTCCCGATGCCACACGTCGGGCGCATTGCAGCCATCACCCTGATGTCCCAACGGGAGTGTTTCAACAAGTGCGAGCACGCCCTGAGACATTGCGAGCGGGTCATCAACATGGCCCGGGGGTACCTTTTGTATGTGCATCCCTCCGGGGAGGACCAGGCAGCACTTGTACTCAGGGATGCACAGACCATGTACGAGAAGTTCGAGTCCTTCCGGGCTCGGTCGCGGGAAATGCTCTCGGTTATGTCCCAAAAGATCATGCCGACCGAGCTCAAGGACACCGTGACTGCGGTGTTGAACGGGGTGCGGGAAGCCCTGAAGTACCCCAACAGTGCCACCGTGACGGTGGCCCCCCGCTTCGCCCCCTGTAAAGTGCGTGGTCGGCCGGTGGACGGCCTGGTGTTCTACGCCTATGTGACCGTGTACCCGTTGCCGAAGGATGAACACCCGTACTACCAACAGTTCGTGTTCACCCAGGCGACGATGGGGGACGACCTGAACCTGTACCTGGTCGCAGAGGATCGTGAGACAGGGGAGCCCACGAAGCCCATGGTGGTTGGGGCGGACACTGGGGCGGTGGTGAAGAAGGTCCTGGGAATGCTGAAGGGCTGGACGAACCTGAAAGACTAGAGCCCCCGGCGGTTCTGCCGCCAGCAGACTAGACAAGCTGGAGCGTATCCCTCCACACCGACCCGCACGGCCCCAGCCTTGGCTGCGGTGTTCGATGTGCGAGTGGCCTTGCGCCCGCACTCGCAGATCGCCTTGAGCTTCTTGGGCTTGCTAGCGATGCACAGGAGATGGCCCATCGGTCCGAAGGGGGCACCCTCGGAGGTGAGGTCAAGACCGGCGGCTACGATGTGCAGCTCAGGGTGTTCTCCCTGGATGCGGTCGAGCCATAGGGGGAGGTCCATGTCGAAGAAGTGGGCCTCATCGACCACGAGGAGGTCCAGACTCTTTGGCAGTCCATCGTAGATGCCCCGGGATGTTTCCACCCATCGGGGGGTGACCCCCAGGGACTCGATCAACTTCCCGGTGTGCGTCTTCCCACCGTGTCCATTGTTCCTCTTGTCCAGAGCAGGGATCACCACGTCCACGATCTTCCGTGCCCGCTTCGCTCTCTCCACGTAGCGGTACAAAGTGGTGCTCTTCCCCGCGAACATCGGGCCTACCACACATTTCAGGGACATTTGACGATATCCTCCCACTTGATCCCTTGTTTACGGTTCTTGGCGACAGCAAGACGGAACCCCACACCGTTAGCCTGGCACCAGTCTTTGACTGCTTTGAACTTCTCCCCGGCCATATATGGGGTCACTAGATGAGCCCCCTTCCCCTCGATCACATCACGGTGGCCATCTGCGTACGTCACCAAGAAGTCAGGGAGGGCGTGCTTCTTCGCCCCACTCGGGCCGATGTAGTGGACGACTATCGGGGACTGCCATGTGGTAACTGACTGGTCGGCATCCAACATTTGCATCAGATGCAGCTCAATCAGTTTGGATCGATAGGGGATAGGCTTGTCCCCGGCTTTATTTGAGGTGTGGTAGCCTTTTACGTTGAAATCCTCGCCCTGGAGGTGCCGTAGGACATTGTTTTTCGACGTGGCCTCCTGGCGTTTGCGGTATCCTGGGAGATCCTGATTGCGGTTGGTTTCAGAGATGCGTTCCCCGTACCCATCTGGTTTAGGCACCCCTTTTCGGCTCGCAGACATTTTTGCCCGGGTGCTATCCGTGGCTCGTCTCCCCAGATTAGCCTGACGGATCTTCTCCCTCGTAGTCTCGGACATGGGGTGCCCCTTCGGGGCCCTACGGGGATAGGACTTCCCTTTGTGGGAGGCCGACAGTTTATTTCTGACCTCGGGGGATAGCTTCTTCCCGATCCTGGCTTGCCGGAGTTTTTCCTTCGTGGCCTCGGACATGGGGGGCCTGGACTTGTACCTGCGGGTAGGTGCTGGGGAGTCTGATTCGGGGGTCACGTTTTCTGGACCTATAACCAAGCCACCGCTTTCATCGGACCACAGACGACCTTCAGCATGGGTGCCCCTTCCGGTAGCGATGCTACCGCCCTTTGGGGTGTACAGGCTGTCTATCGGTGTTCCCTTGTGTGGTCCCGAAGCTCAATCCTCTGGATGACAAGAGAGCTGCTGAAAACAAGGGTGAACACGATCCTTGTGAGCACAAGTACCTGCGCTCCGAGGATGGTCAGTTCATCTGCCATGTGTGTGGGGAACAGGTACCTTGGTTGTTGAAGGTCGAGCAGGGTCCCGGGAAAGACAACCAGTGACCATGCACCGGAACCCGATGATGGCTCCCCGGTTGGCGCGGTCCAGACGGATGTAGCCTGGGAACTCGGGATCCCACTTATCCCATGGATCCCAGTAGGATATGCCCCGCAGACGGAACCTGGTCCTTTTCTCCGGCTGTTGTCTCACGGGCCCTTGCGGACGATGTCCTCGGCCTCGGCCAGTTTTGATTGCGGCACCGACCACAGTTTCGTGTTGGGGTCCCATCGGGCTCCAATCGCCTTCAAGGCGTCTTTAACCGGGAAGGTCCTCCCCCGGACGGGTACCCAGACCTCGCGGGTGTGGTTGAATTTCCTCATCTCGTCCGGGGACACGTACAGCACCTTCCCGTACATGGTCAGGGATGGGTTGTACGATGTCATCCGGTTGGCGATGAACCTGGACGCTCGTTCGTTCTCCATATCCCCAGGCAGGGGGGGCTTGATGAACCACCACGTAGCCCCGTCGTCCGTAGTTATCCGGGCGATGTTCTCCGCACCGAAGATCACACGGATGGCGTTCTCGTCCTGGGGGCCAGGACAATCCGATGTCTCGCCATCGGGGGGAATCACCATCGCCATGCCCCATGTTACGCCCGGCGTAGGGTGGTTCGTGAGGTTGTCTGTTCCGCGTGGCTGGCTATTCCCGCCCATGGAGTGAGGCCCCAACATGTCATTCGGCTGGACATCATTCTTCCGCCAGGGCGCGTGGATCGAGTTCCGGCGTTTCATCCTCAACCAGCGTCGGGACGTGATCGCCAGGGTCACGGCCATCAACGTCGAGCTGTCCAGAATTGGCAGCATCCAGATCCTCTACGAGCGCAGCGCCACGGACAGGAACCAGATGACCGAGCGCCGCATCGGGATGAACGTCACTCCGAACACCTCGATGGAGCATCTCCTACGGGCCTACATCGCTCATGGTGGGAACCCGTTCGACATCTCGATGTTCCTGATCCCGGACTCCTTCGACGTGATCGAGGAAACAGAGGCCGCCACGACGCAGGACCCATCGGCGGCCGGGACGGTCCCATCTGCGGCTGTCCAGGATAACCAACCCTACGGAGGCATCACGGCCTCGGGGACCACCGACCCGCTCACGCCAGGCCTGTACATGGGCGGGTGGTTGCCCCTGTGGCGGTACCCCCCCAGGCGTTTCGGCAACACGGTGAGCAACACGGCCTCGGGTGCGGACATGACCCGGACGATCCATGCAGCTCGGGGGTGGGTGACCCAGGAGATCAGGACCCTGCGGAACGACATCGAGGCCAGGATCATCAAGCTCATGGACCTCCGCGAGCAACTGATGCGGGAGCGGGACGAGATTCTCCCCACCGCTGTCGGTGGGTCCGTCCCTGGACTGAGCTGGTCCAACGATGGGGAGTTCGCTACTTCCCACAACGTCGCCATGATTGTCGATAACATCGATGCCGTGTACTACCCGGTGCGCCTACCTGACGGGTCCAGGGACTTCAACCATCCAAGAGAATCACGACCGAACCCAGAGCAACCCATGCTCCTGGATGATGCCCCGAACGGCGAAGAAGATTTTTCCGCCATCGGTTAGACCACATTAGGGTGTCTCGGTAGGGTGCCCCATGCCCTACGGAGAAATCTACTGCCTGACGTGTTTCGTCACTGGCAAGAAGTACATCGGCCAGACCACACAGGCATCTGATAAACGCTGGAAACAGCACCGAAACGAGCGGAACCGGAAGGCTACCCACATCAACCGTGCCCTCGTGTTGCACGGGGTCGAGACCTTCACCCTGACAGTCTTGGACATGGCCGATGATCAGACCGAACTGGACCTGAAAGAGGTCTATTGGATTCGTCTGGAAGGCACCCTGTCTCCCAACGGGTACAACCTCAACGAGGGCGGGCTGGGTGGCGGGAAACGCTCCCCTGAGACCCGCGCCAAGATGAGTGATTCCCAGCGGAAGAGAACACACCCTCCCGAGGTGCGGGCGAAAATCTCAGCAGGTAGCGACCACCACTCCCCATCACCCGAGAACCGCGCCAAGCTCACCGAGTACGCCCGGAACAAGAGCCAGGAACATCGTGATGCGATCCGCAAAATGAACCGAGAGCGGGTGTTCACCCCTGAGATGCTGGCGAGGATGGGGGCGTCCCAGACGGCTCGCTGGGAACGGTGGCGTGCGGCCCGCGCTGATGCCCCGAAGGCCCAGCCGTAGGGTGGCGAGCGGTTTCCGCGCTATCACCCGCACACGATGATCACCCATGTCCAGGGACGTACAGCTCGCATACATCTGTCCTCATCTCATTGGTGAGGAACGGATTCTTCTTGGGGCCGACCGGAGGACGCTGTACACGTCCAAGCCGATATCGGGACAGTCGCTCATCAAGGTCGTCTGCAACAACCTGTATCTGGTGTCCCCTTTTACTGGCCTGGTGAATCGGGCAACGGTGACTTCGTACCGGCGCGAGCCTTTCAAGGTCACCCTGGCAAGCCGTGCCCTGGCGATCCGATCCCAGGTAGGCACCGTCGCCACTACCCTGCCGACGGGATATCTGTCGGCGGCCCAGGTCGTAGCCTTCCTGACCTCGGTTGCCGGGGCCTACGTGACGACGACGACATCCACCACGGGGTACATCACCATCACTGATGCCGGGAACCCTGGTCTTGCATCGCGGGTGCAGCTTTCTGGTAGCTCCCTTGAGGCGCTAGGTTTCGAGCTTCAGTCGGGGGACAAGGGCAAAGTGGTGGTGCCCCCGTGGAGGCTCTACTCACGGAACGCCGTGAACCCGCAGGATGCGGTGGACAGCCTCGGGCACTACATCGGTTTCGACTCCCCTGTTTCCCAGGGAATGTACTTCTCGGTGACATACCCGGTCGCCCCGAACCTCTGCCTGCGATGCCTGACTACCGAGGTTGAGAACGACTACAGGTTCGATGCCCAGGGGAACCCCCTGATGGTGCAGGACGAAAACCTCCTGTACCAGTCGTGCCTGAAAGTGTTGCTGACCGAGCTGCGGTCCAACGTCTACTACCCCTGGTACGGATCAACCCTGAACTCGATGATCGGGTCGAAGGTTGTTGGGGGGACGGTATCTGGTCTTCGGCAGTCAGTGTCGAATGCCCTGACGATGTTCCAGAACCTCCAGACAGCACAGGCCAAGTACCAGCGGATCACTGCCAAGGAGAGGTTGTTCTCGGTGGATTACATCGATGTGGCGCCTTCCCCGGATGACCCAACGGTGTTCCTCATCGAGGTGGGGGTGCGGAACTACTCGAACGAGGCCGTGAGCATTACCATTGTCTACACGGCCCCGGGTACGTTCGCGTTGCCTGGAACAAACCAACTGTCCATGGGGAACTACTGATGGCAACCACGGTCCAGATCCTCGGTCCAGATGGGGTGTTGCGTGAGACGCTAGCCTTCTCGACCACGCAGACATCCCGGTTCTTCACGGGCGTCCTACCAGATGACACCGTGGACGTGGAAGTGTCGGTCTTCGGACAGACATTCACGAGCGATGCCACGCTGGTGGCGTTTGCGGACACGGGCTTCGTGGTGCCTAATCCTGCGTCGTACCCCGCAGGACTGGAATTGTTCTCTGGATCGAACGTCATCCAGGTCAGAGCAGTCAGTCTGTCCGGGAACCGCAGCAACGCAGCGACGGCCACGGTGATTCTGTTGCCGCCCGCACAGGCGGACGTATTCTCGCCTCCCACGGCGATCACCATCGAGCGGCTGGACGGTGCGGTGGAGGTCTCCGCTCAGGGGCTTACCGACACCCGGGTGAGGGGCTACAACTTCTACGCGGCGACGACGGCTGGTGGCGGAACGGCAGGCTACCGCCTCATCAACGTCAACCGGGTCATTACGGGGGAACAGATCCAGGAGGTCACTGATATCTACACGCTCGTTTCGGACAACGAGAAGAATACCACCGTAGATCCCGTGTACCTCCGGGCGATGATCACCCAGGAAGACAGTGCGGAAACGGTGCTGTCCACGGACGTGGACAGCAGGGTGGAGATTCCCGATACCGTCACGGACATTCGCACGACGATGACGGTGTCATCGGTCAAGACCATCACCTACTACAAGTTCCGCCATTTGCGAACTGCGAATGCCAACTCAACCCCTGCGACGATCTTCAGCGGGACCTTTGCATCCACGCCGGATACCGAGCTTCTCTACTACGTGGTGACGGCGATCTATTACGACACCACGCTCCAGACCGAGTACGAGTCGTACTTCTCTGTAGAAGTTGCTGGGACACCAGCACAGGTCCGGCAACAGGTCAACGGGATCACCACCGTCACCCGGCAGCAGATCCTCGAACAGGCCATTGCCAGCATCTACCGGCAGAACCCTGACATCGCCGTACAACCTGGTGCGGTCACGCGGGATGTGTTTCTTGATCCGTTCACCACCGAGGCGGAACGGCTCAGGATGCTCCTCGACTTCGTGTACCGGGCCAGTTCCTTCGACACTCTGCTCCTTGTGGACGATCCCACGGGATCGGGCATCTCGCAGGACCCGGCAACGTCGGCGTACAAGACTGCCCTGGCGGCGGCGCTGTTCTACTCGAATGTCAACGATGTCCAGAAGGTCATCGACGCAGCCTTTGACAAAATATCGGCCAACTTCAACAAGTTCCGCCGGGCAGGTACGGGGGCCGTGGGCGAGGCTCGGTTCTACACCACGGTGGCCCCTACGCAGACGGTCTCGTTCCCCCTGGGCACGGTGATCTCGGGTGCGGGCATCCAGTACAAGTCCACCCGCTCGGCCAGCATGTTGTTCAACCAGTTGGCCAGCTACTACAACCCGTCCGCTCACGAGTGGTCGGTCACGGTGCCGATCCGGGCCCTGACAACCGGAACCGTCACCAACGTCGGGCCGAGACAGCTCACGTCGTCCAACGTCTACGGCATGGCCGTCACGAACGATGCTGCCACCTTTGGTGGGGCCGACGAGGAGTCCAATGCTGAACTCGCTGCCAGGGCCCGGATGGCCCTGGCCTCCGTGGACACCGGCACGGACCAAGGCTATGCCCAGGTCGCGGCAGGCGTCCCAGGCACCATCCAGTGCATGGTGGTCCGGGCAGGTAACCCCCTGATGCAGCGGGACTACGACACGACCCTGGCCCGGCACATGGGCGGCAAGGTGGACGTGTGGGAACGTGGCCTTCGCAGTGCCACCATCACGGACACCTTCGCCTTCACCTACCAGCGGCTGGACAACGTGCAGTTCGTGGTGATCGGGAACCCCTTGAACTACGTGTTCCGGGCGGTCAACAACGAGATCACCCAGGTCAATCCAATCGCGGCCATGCTGGACTACCCGACATTGGGCCTCGGTCTCAGGAACGTCACCACGGGTGATTACTTCGACCTCACCAACGTGGTCATCCTGAACTACAACACCATTCAGCTCGACTACACCACGATCCCCCAGCCCATCGTGACATTGACGGACATCGTACTGGGCGACATCAGGTTCCGACTGGGGAACGAGCACGTATTCACCCGTCAGCCGGTCAACAACGTCATGTCGGTCGTGGGCGAGGTGACCCAGACTCTCGACCTGTCCCTGTTCGATCTTGTCCATCCGAACAGCCCCCTGGGCCTCGGGTGTAGCACACG